CATCAACTGCCAAGAAACCGGAATTAATTGAGCTGTTAAAAGAGAGTGAATAACCACTCTCTTTTTTCATGGAGGTGAAACCATGGAACGAATACGTCGTAAGCCGTTGAACGAAATCTTTGACGATCAGGAAAACGTTGAGTCTTGTGGCTACCTATCTTTTAGAGAGTACAAGCGACTCGTGGATCGTGACACGGAACTGACTGAAAAAGACTTCCGGAAGCTTCTGAGAAAAGCCAATGCCTTATTGGATATCCAAACCAGACGCTTCTATCAGCGCAACGATCTTGAATCAGATATTTCAATGCGTCGCAATGCATTCAAATTGGCTGTTGCTTACCAGATTGAGTACATGCATGAAGCAGATGCCACTACAACGTTTGGGATGAAGGAGCCGGACAGTTGGTCTATTGGGCGCATGAGCGTTTCTAAAAGTAAGGGTGGTTCATCCTCAACGAACGAAGCACCGCTGCTATCAGGGGACGCTATGTTTCAGTTGTCTGGGACAGGTCTGTTATATCGTGGGGTGAGTCGATGAGAATGCCGCCAAAACGATTCTTTCCTCATGCAATGATCTATCGCAAGAAAGTAGGAATGACCCCGCTAGGGGAAGCGATTCTTGATGAGGATATAGTGATTGAGCATGTCCGATTTGATGATACCGTCAAATTTGAACCTAGAGATGTGAATGGGACTGTTCAAATTCCCAACGCCTTGATTTCGATGGTTAAAAAACATTCTGGACATTTGCCACCTTTTGCTGGTGCTGATCATATTGAGATCTTTGGTAAGAAATACACCATTGCGAAGGTAATCCCTCTAATTGCCGATTCGCCTGAACCGTTTGGCTATGAAATTGAGGTGGTTTGATGGCTGGAATCAAGATTGATATCGATCTTTCTGGCGTCCGGTCTAAATTAAGCGAAGACAATTTAGGAAGTGGACAATTGAACATGGCCAATCGTATGCTTCAAACAATAAATGAGACAGTCGTCCCTTGGGACACCGAGCATTTGCGAGATAGCGGTCATGTGTCAGGCAAGGGAAGTCAGTTGGTTTGGGATGTGCCGTATGCCGGTCCTCAGTACTATGGTGGTCGAAAACATCCAACTACAGGTGTCTGGATTCCGTTTGTTAATAAACAACCGGGGACGGGTCCCTATTGGGATGAAACTACGAAGCCCATTTTTATCAATTATTGGCTGCAAGCCTTCAAGAAAGGAGCAAATCTCTAATGGATTTCATTCATCGACTACAAGAAGTAGCCAGTAAAGCTGACGTGCCGGTAATCATTCATGCGATAGATCAAGAGGAATCGATCCGGTTATCGTCTCAAGCCGGGGGGCGGACAGAAAAAACGTATATGAGTGGCAACAAAATTAAAGATCTACCGTTTGAATTTGTGTACAAAACAAAAAGCGCTCGCGCTGATCAAGTGATGGCTCAGTTAGCTGAAATCATCGAAGATACACAAGATATTCCTTCAGAAGATGGGTCCTATCAATTTATGGGACTGACAATTGCCAATGAACCATTCTTTATCGGACGAGACAACCAACAGTTCCTTTATTATCGCTTGGTAATTCAAGCGAAGCTATACATTATAAAACGAAAACAGGAGAGTGAATAATTATGTTCCCACAAAAAAACGTCAAACGTAAACACTATATTGCACCGTATGTTGATGGTGGAGCGACGCCTGCTGAATCCGCATGGCTGCCATTAGGCGATGGAATTACGGATATTTCCGATAGTACCGACGAACAAACCGATGATAAGGCATACTACAGCGGAGATGGTACCGTAACGACACGAATTACAGGGATCGCAGGTTCCTATGATTTTTCAGGAGACTACTTAGCCGAGGATCCAGCGCAGGCTTTGATCGAAGATATGAAATACAAACTTGGCGCAGGACGAAAAGTTTGGCACCGAGTAATCCGATCGGATGGTAAGAAGCAATGGGTTGGCCATGCGACGGTTACTGGTATTGTTGCAGGATCTGGTGCTGCAGAAACGGACGAAGAGTTTGCATGTAGCATTAAGTTCGACCAGATTCCAATTGAAAGTGCGCCTGGGGGGGGTTCTCCTCAGTCAGCGGCAGTGAATTCAGCATTTGTTGATGAAACGCCGCCATCTAGTTCAACGGGCAAAAACAGCAAGAAAGAAGAGAAGTAAGAGAGGCGGTTATCGCTTCTCTTTTTTTACATAATAATTCAACTGGAGGAATTAGCATGATCAAAATTAACGTAGAATCAACACAAATCCCTATTGAAATCGGTGGATTAAAAGTTACAATCGATGCCACTACTGAGTGGGAAGCCAAGTATAAAAAATTAAAAGAAGACTTCGATAAAAAGACAGCAGCTATTTCTAAAAAAACTGAAGATGGATCCCTTAAGATAGAAACTGCTGATAAGCAATATTATGACCTTGCAGGAAAGAGTATCGATGCCCTATTAGGCGAGGGAACGGCCGAGCATTTATTATCAATCAGTCCGAATCCTCGAATTCTTTCAGGGTGCTATTTTTCAATTAAAAACGCACTAGATGCCGAACTTGATTTGATGCTTGTCGGTGTCCACAAAGAGAAAATCAACCGTTACCTGAAGGGGTAATCCAATGAAACTACAGTATCGATTAGATGAAACGGTTGAAATCCAAGGCGTCACTTATCGGATCAATCTTTCTTTTGATACGGTACTACGCCTTTTTGATTTATTAAGGGATCCTGATCTTCCGGAAGCAGAAAAAATCTCTTTAGGTTTGCGACTATTACTAGGGGTTTCGTTTCTATACGACATTGAAACGCAAAACGAGATTTTTTTAGCTGTTTTAGAAGCGTTTGATATCTGGAAAAGACCAGAACCTCGTTACGACGTGAATGGCAATCTTCTCAAGCCAAAAGTAAAAGATGTGGCAGGACAACATTTTTCGTTTAACTACGATGCAGATAATATCTATGCTGCTTTCTATCAAGCTTATGGCATTGATCTTTTTGAGCAACAAGGAAAGATGCGCTGGGAAAAGTTCATTGCTCTTTTTGGTGGTCTTCCAGATGAGACAAGATTTAGACAGATTGTATCCATTCGAACTAGAAAACCACCTAAAGGAAAAGGTTCTAAAGAAGCCAAGGACGAACTAAAGAAATTGAAAGAACTCTATGCATTACCGAAAGAAGGTGAAGAAGATGAGCAGAAGTGATGGCAAGGTAACGATCGACATAATCGTCAATGGGAAACAGGTCACAAAAGAGATCGACATGGTCGAACAAGGCTTTTCTCGATTGGGCAAAAATGCCGATGATGTCATGAAAAAAGTCGGATCTGATATGGGAACAAACACTGAATCAGGTGCCAAGTCCGCTAATAAAGCGGTAGATTCGGTTGAAAAGACCGTTTCAGATTTAGGCAAGACGACTGAATCCGCAACATCAAAAGCGGGGAAGTCAATTGGTGATAACTTTGATTCAGGATCAAAAGGAGCTAACCAAGCGACTGATAGTGTGGCCAAGACTGTTTCAGATCTGGCATCATCTGTCGAATCTTCTGCACCACTTATGGGGCGTAGCATTAGTGAAACTTTCTTAACCGCTGCTAAAGATTCAGAAGCATCTACGTACAAGATCTCAAATGCGACCGGGGAAATGAGCGGCGCTGTTGAAGCCCATGCGACTCGAGCGTCCAATTCAATAGCCAAAGGGTTTGAATCAGGTGCCAAAGATGCCAGTAACTCCACAGATGGAATCACTAAGTCTGTATCGAATATGGTCGGCTCAGTAGAAATAACCATGCCAGGTCTCGGTGGGGCAATCAGTGAGCCTTTTATTATCGGTTCGAAACATGCCACCGCGTCGATGGATGCAATCAAACAATCCTCTGCTAAAATGGTGCCCGAAGTAAATTTGGCTGCTACAGCAGCTGGAAATAGCTTGTCTCGACACCTAGAGGCTGCAGGAAAAGATGGCGCACGATCGATTGCAGATGCAGTTGCTATCATGAAAAAGGATCTTGGAGATTTCGGAGATCATGCGGAACAAGTAGGAAATCAAACGGGCAATGCCTTTCATATTCCTGAGCCAAAAGCACAAAAACTGACCGGAACGATTGGGCAGTTAAGTGCAGCGATGCTAATCACCAAAGGTGCCACAACTGCCTTATCCATGGCCAAAGGTTCGTTGGACAGTGCATTTGGTCGTATCGATACATTAAACAACTTTGAAAACACCATGACCCGATTGACTGGTAGCTCAGAAGAAGCAGCTGAAGGCATGGAGGGCGTTCGTGATGCAGTCGTTGGCACGAACTACATGCTGGATAGTGCCGCTCAGACGGTGCAACGATTGGTTATGCAAAACAAAGACCTTGAGAAATCGACGGAAAGTTACAAGGTTTGGGGTGATGCGGTCGCCTTCTATGGTGATGGATCTGCTGATGCGATGGATAACGTAATGGATGCGATGATCCAAATGCGCGCGACAGGCACGGTTAACATGGCACAGATGGACCGCATGGTGCGTCGTGGCGTTGATCCGTGGGAAATCTATGCCGATGCCATAGGTCGTAGTGTCGGCGAAGTTAGAGATGCTATGCGTGATGGTGAGATGGGCGCAAACGAGTTCTTCGATGCTGTAGAGCATGCGATGCGTGAAGGCGGTAATGAACTAGCTTCTGTTACCGGGATGGCTCAACAAGCGGGGGATACGTGGAAAGGGTCATTTGCGAACATGGCCACCGCCACTGCAAGGGGAACCGCAAGCATTATCGAATCCATGGATGATGCATTTTCAGAGACACGATTTGGATCCATGAAAGAAAATGTCCAAGGATTTGGCAAAACTTTCGAGGGTGTATTAAACGGTGTAGCTGGCGTGATTCCACCTGTTGTTTCATCAATCGATACGATGGTTGGTGGGATAATTGACCTTAAAGAATCATCGGTTATCTTGGCACCAGCGATTATTGGGGTAACCACAGCAATCGCAGGTTATATGGTCATCAAGAAAGCAGAATTGTACACTCGTGGTTTTATTGCGTCAATCAAAACCTTAACAGGTGCTAAGACAGCTGCAGCAGCAGTCACAAAGGCAATGACTATAGCTGAAAAATCTCATCTTAGCGCTGCAGCTCAATCTAAGGCAATGAACGCAGGATCAGCAGCAACTAATTTGCACACTGTAGCTATCAAAGCGAAAACAATTGCGACGGCAGCGTTGAAGATGGCCACAAGTGGTGTCGGACTTGCTATGGGGGCAGCTGCTGCAATAGGGGCTTTTTTATTCAAGAGTTGGAATGATAATCGAAAAGCAGCCAAAGAGTTGGCAAGTGAAATTGATGGTTTAAGTGATGAGTTTGACGGCCTTAATGATGCATCGGAATCAAACGCCAAAGCATTTGAAGCTCAAGGAAAAGTCATTGATTCCAATGCCGAACGAAACAAAGACTTAGCTGCTGAATTAGAACGATTGACCGCAATAGAAGGCAAATCAGCTGCTGAGAAGCAATTAATGGCCGACACTGTGGAAGAGTTGAATAACTCCGTGGCCGGATTAAATCTTGCCTACGACGAAGAATCTGGCTTGTTAAATGCAACGACAGAAGAAATTCAAAAACGCATCGAGGCTTCTAAAGGCATGGAAGAAGTTAATAGCTTGGTAGAACGTCAAAATCAACTGACGCAAGAAGCCGCTGATTATGAGACGACTCTTAAGGAAGTTGCGAAAGAGCGAGCAATGTTTGAATATGATGCTGCTGTATCAGGGGTCGATGGCAAGAAAGCTGTTCAGGAATCCCTAGCAGAATTGGACGCCAAAGAAGCAGAGGCTATGGGGAATCTCGAAGGCATTTATGCCGAGAAAGATCGACTTGCGGATGAAGAGCAAGCGAAAAGACAAGAAACGTCCGAGGCTACTGTGGCAGCTAACGAGATGATGATCGCCTCTTACGGAAGCTTAAACGATTTTCAAAAAGGCGTTGTCGATGAGTTAAATAGTCAGTTAGATAGTTTTCAAAAGAAGAACGAGGATGTTTTCAAAGATGTCCCTGAAAAAGTAGAGTACGGCATGGGGCAGGCTAGGCAACATCTGAAAGATCACCTCACCTATCAAGCCGAACACGCCGACAATATGGAAAAATTGTGGGCTAGAGCCGGGGATGGTATGGATACAGGTTTGCTTGAGAAGATGGCAGAAGGCACACCAGAGATGCGCGCATTGGCTGCAGATATGGTCAATGCTTCTGAAGAGGAAATGTCGAAGCTATTAGAGGAATACGCCAAAATCGGTGAAAATGCACCGAAACAATTCGCCAAAACCCATGGTCTTGGGGAAGAAGATGTGCGACTCGCTTCGAGAGAGTTAGCAAATGTATCTGTGGGTACTCTTCGGGATGAGTTGGATAAAGCAGATTTGACCTCCGTCGGCAAAAAAATTCCTGAAGAAACTGCAGAAGGAATGGCTGAAGGTGAAGACCAAGTTGCAGAAGCAGCAGAGAATATCGCACAAGTTCCGGGACAAGTGATCGAAGAAACGATCGCTAATACAAATTACGCAGAAATTACAGATCCACTTGCCAAGGGGGCATCAGACGGCATTTTGGCAGGGATCCAACCTGTAGGAGATGCATCGAAAGAACTAGCTGAAACACCTGAGAAACTATTTGGTGAAGTGATCGATCAAGATGTTTTTGTCGCTCACGGTGAGACGCCGGGTAAAGGATACGTGGAAGGCATCGATCGAAGTAAGGAAGCAGTTCAGGCAAGTGCCGCCGAATTATCAGGTGTGCCACGAGAAGTCTTTGAAAAAGAAATGGATCCAGAAACGTTTAAAGGATTCGGCGTAAATATTGGGGAAGGTGCAGCTGGAGGGATAGATCAATCTGCCCCGCAAGTTGAAAACGCCACGAAGCAAATGGCTGAATTGGCAAACAAAGCTTTCCGTAAGGAAAATGATATCAACTCACCATCTGGTGTTTACCGAAAGTATGGTGGTAATATTACGACCGGTCTTGCCCAAGGAATCGAGCAAGATAGCAGCGCACCTGAACGAGCGATCGTACAGTTGGCCAAGAAATTAATGTCCTTACTAGATAAGGAGTTAAATGCCAATCAGATGGGAAAACAAATCGGGAAGCCGATGGTCGAAGGAATCGCCCAAGGGATTGATCAGAATTCTTCCAAAGTACTTAGTTCAATTGCCAAGATGACGGATGAAATGGTCAAAAAGTCCAAGAAGGCTGCAGAAGACGTCGTCAAGGAATTTGAAAAGATGGATCGTGATGTGGATCGAACTTTGCAGAACATGCCAAGGATCGCCGCAGCCACTATGCGTGAATCAAATCAAGCCTACCGTGAGGGGATGCGAGATGCGAATGACACAATCCGTGAAGGTGCTCAACGCATGCCAGATCAGATGAGTCATTTACCTGATCAGTTTTATCGCATCGGACAAAATTCTATGATCGGTTTAAATAACGGCTTGGTAGCTGGTCAAGCACAAGTTTTAAGTACTGCAGCTACGATTGCCAATCAAGTGGCCCAAACGATGCAGCGTGCCTTAGATATCAATTCGCCATCAAAAGTAATGGAAATGGATGTGGGACGTTGGATACCTGCTGGTATCGGTGAAGGGATTGAACGATTCAAGCATTTTGCACTAGATGCCATTGAGGACTTGGGCGCACAACTTGTTTTGCCGAATATCCAAGCTGAATCAGTGGCTATTGCTGGGAACGCAGGCTTTGGATTATCGTTGCCAGCGGTCAAGAGTGGATCGACAACCACCAACCAAACGATCCATAATACACCGCATATAGATATTCGTTTTGATGAGATCACAATCAATGATAATCGTGATATTGCTGAAATATCGGAGCTTCTGGCGGAACACACGGCAGATGAAATGAGGAGGAGATTAGAGTGACAAGTGGAGAACCTTATTTTGAATTTAATGGCCATAAGTCGATTGACAAGAACCTCTATCTCCTGAATGAGATGGAGTTGACAATTCCTGAATCAGATCTTCGATTTGACGAGGTGGACGGCCGGCAAGGCGCAATCATTTACGACAATGAACGAGAAAAAGATATTATCAAGACATTTCCAATGGAACTTAGAAAAGAAGCAGACAAGTCGCTTTTCCAACAAGTCAGAGAGATCACTCACTGGCTGAAGGAACCAAAGCGATACAGTCGGCTTCTTTTTTCTGAGGATTCGGAATACTTCTATGAGGGCATCTTTCACTCTCAAGTTCGTATTCTCGATCGATGGCGTGATCACTTTGACGTGGCATTGCCTTTTCGTTGTAAGCCAGTAATGTTTCGGCTTGATGGCCAAACTGCTGTTTCTATTTTATCCGGACGTACACTAGAAAATCCTGAATCGATTCCTTCACTGCCGATCATTCAATTTAGATATAGCGGCACGGCTGATGCGACCTTGACCATTAATGGAAGGCAGTTCCGTATTTTAAGAGCTGCCGGAGCTGGGTTGATTACGATTGACAGCGAACTAGGCACCGCTTATCGGGATGGAATAGCGAATATATCCAATGCAATCCTAATGCAATCTGATGGATATCATGTGCCTCAGTTGCGATCAGGCAATAATACTATTTCATTTACTACACAAATCACACAAATGATGATTACACCAAGATGGAGGTCGATGGCGATATGAGTGTGCCAATTCTTTACAATGAATCGAATAACGATTGCAGCACGCTCGGTCTTGGTTTAT